CCAAAGAAACTTACAGTACGTATTCCACAGATACCGAGTGCGCAGGAATCAAATAATGATGTTAGAAAACGATTGGGATTGCCGGAGTTACCAGCAAAACCATCTACTCCCGCATTTGATAAAGACGGATTAGAAAAAATGGCACTCGCATCAGTAAAATCTAAAATGCCAGAAATACCAAATCCGGCACGAACAAATGCTAAAGTTGCTAACGTTATTTCTTCTGTATACGAAAGAGAAAAATCTCAGCAAATGAAAATGAAATTACTGATGCCGGGCGCACCCATAAAACCACCAAAAATGAGCGAATTTAAAGTGGAGGTGCCATCACTTCCGATAGACACAAATATATTGAAATTAAATGCTATAGGAATAAACGGAGTTTTACTTACGTGGTTGAGTGCAAGAATGGGGATATTTGTACCGCCTCCGGGATTCGCTGCGGTTACACTGAATATGATTATAAGTCCAGGTACAATTATGCCGATGAAAACAGCACTTGGTGGTTCAAAGTTCGCGTCTGAGATAGTTAATGCATTGAAAAGACATGCAAAAACGATAACTGGCATGGTGATTGGAGTGACACCGACTGGTTCACCAATGACGGTGCCTTGGGTTGGAATATCGTAAAGGTGTATATTTATAGGTGTCTAACTGCATCTGAGGGAAATTTATGAATAAAATCGAGTTACTGTCTCTTATTAGGGAGATAGTCAAAGATGAACTAAAAGAACTTCTTACAACAAAAAGTGGCCGCACGCTAGTTCGGGAAATGATTACAAGGGAAGTTCGAATAGAAGTTGACAAACTTCTTACCGAAATGGAGCAAGGGCAAGACTCAAGAGAAATGGTTCAAGAGTCTCCAAACGATATAAAACTGTCTCGTATGGTTGAACGAGGAGAACTTCCGCCGAAAAAGTCGTCTAAGAGAGAAGAACCCAAAGTGGGGTTTACGAAAAATTCTAAGCTTAATGATATGTTAAATCAGACGCTTGATTCAATTCGAAAAGGTGATGCGCAACTTCCATCTATGATGGGCCCTGAAAGTCAAGTTCAATTACTTAAAGAGCAATATCCAAATATGAAAATAGGTGAAAGTAATTTGGGCGTGACCCGACCAGTAGAAGAGAGCACGGGTAAATCGGTGGTATCTATGCTACCGGATAAAGATGTTAGTGGTAATCCATTGATGGTTAATCCAACTGCATTACCAGACCATGTACAGAACGCATTGACTCGTGACTATCGGAAGTTGATGAAAAAAGTTGAAGAGAAACGGGGATAATTCATGTCAGTAATTTATACATCATTAGATACTCCATCTCCACAGTTTGCGGTTAGTTCATCAAGAACAGATGTTGGAATAGGTATAGACCTTCCAATAGGAAAGTCTAATGATGGCATATTCTTTAAACAAACCTTTACGACACTTTCTGCCGCAAAAGCAAACATTAAAAATTTAATATTGACAATGCGCGGTGAACGGATTATGCATCCCACGCTCGGTACTGGTGTGTGGAATAGTATTATGGAACCGATGCAAGGTACTGATTTCGAGCATGAAATCAGTGCTACTATTAGAGAGAATGTTGCGATATGGTTGCCGTATATAAACTTAAGTAAATTGAATGTAAAAGCAAACTACGATAATAATTCAGTAGAAATTAGTATGAATATATCGCTGAAGAGTGACCCTCAGACAATAGAAACTATACACTTCAGCATCAGTAAAGGAGATATCTAATGGGAGATGTAAAAGAAGTACGTTATCTTAACAAGGACTTTTTCTCGTTTAGAGAGTCACTGATTAACTTCGCGAAAGTATATTTCCCAACAACTTACCGGGATTTTAACGAAACAAGCCCAGGCATGATGTTCATTGAAATGAGCGCGTATGTTGGTGATGTGTTGTCGTTCTATATTGATAAACAATTTCGAGAGGGGCTTCTATTCTATGCAGAAGAAGGGTCAACTATTCGTAACTTTGCATACACGTTTGGATACAGACCAAAGACAACTACACCGGCATCAGTTACGTTAGATGTATTTCAACTTTGCCCAGCATCGAGTAGTGGTGCATCAAGTCAACCCGATTGGAAATACGCTTTGCGGATTCGTCAAGGAATGTCAGTAAAGTCGGTAACTAATAGTAGTGTATATTTTAGGACAACGGAAGAAGTTGATTTTACTAAAACTGGTGGAGTTACCGCAACCGTGTATAGTATTGAAGCTGGCAATCCAACATATTACTTACTGAAAAAGACTGTTCAAGCAACTGCGGGTAAATTGCGTGCTGAATCATTTCAATTTGGTCAACCACAAAAATTTCAGAAAATTCTTCTTTCAGAGGACAGTGTTACGGAGATATATTCTGTAATAGATGCTGATGGATATACATGGTATGAAGTTCCATACCTTGCGCAAGATACTATTATGCAAGCAATTCCAAATACACTAACATTTAATGCTACATTGGGAATCTTTGAGGAAGACACGCCATATTTGTTGAAGTTGAGAAAAGTTGCACGAAGATTTGAAGTTAGGGTTCGTGGCGATGGAAAGACAGAATTGAGATTCGGTTCTGGTATATCCGACAACGCAGATGAAGAAATTATACCAAATACAAGTTTGTTGTCGTCAACACTACCCGATGGAAATATCAATTTCTCACAGAATCTTGACCCGTCTAACTTTTTATTCACAAAAACATATGGTCAAATACCGCATGATACAGAACTGACGGTGAGATATTATTACGGCGGTGGCGCAGATACTAATGTCCCAAAAGATAATTTGACTTCAATAGATGAAATAGTTGTGGATATAAACGCGGTCGGTCTTGACGCTACTCTTCTCGGACAAGTTCGAGCGTCTATTGCATGTACAAATCCAGTCGCCGCAGTTGGTGGTAGAGGAACGGAAACTACGGAAGAAATTCGTCTAAATGCAATGGCGCATTTTTCTTCCCAGAATCGTGCCGTTACCAAAGAAGATTATATTACACGAGTGTTATCAATGCCAGCAAAGTTCGGTTGTGTATCAAAAGCGTACATTCTTCCCGATACCCAGTTGGTGAGTGCCGGTACTACATTTCAACCAAATTATCTTGGACTAAATTTGTATCTTCTTGGGTATGACATCAATGGAAATTTGACTCCGTTAAATGATGCTACTAAACATAATGTTAGAATGTATCTTGACCAATATCGTATGATTACCGATGCAATCAATATTATGGATGCGTTCATAGTTAACATAAGTGTGCGATTCAGTATAGTGGTTCTTCCTAAATTTAATAAAAATGAAGTTCTTCTTCGAGCAATAAATGAAGTTAAGGATTTTTTCCAAATTGAAAAATGGCAAATCAATCAACCTATCATTCTTCATGACCTTATCACATTGATTGCATCTGTAGACGGAGTTCAATCTGTTATAGGCAAACCAGACATAAGTAATCTCTGGAGAAGTTCGGCTGGATACTCCGGTTATATGTATAATCTTGCTAGTGCTATAGAAAACGATGTTGTTTATCCATCATTAGACCCATGCATTTTTGAAGTAAAGTATCCTGATACTGACATTAAAGGTCAAGTAGTGACTTACTAAGGAGAGTATAGATGATTTACAGTATAAATCCAACAAAAGACGCAACGGTATATAGTAACTCCGGAAGTATGAATACGGGGTTAGACGAGATTCTTGAAGTTGCAAAGGTGTGGACGACAACTACTACTCAGTACTTGAATAGAGCATTGTTGCAGTTTGATATTACTACATTTCCATCATCCATATTTTCGGGTAGTACTGCAGGTAGTAGAAAGTTCTATTTGAAACTATACGCAACTGAACCGGAGAATCTTAAGAGTGATTATGAGATTAATGCGCTTGCGATTTCTGGAAGTTGGACGATGGGTCAAGGAAAACGCTTCAATACTCCGATTACAACTACTGGTGTATCATGGGATTTTAGAAATACGTTAATAACAACTGCGTCAAATTGGCAAGAATGGTGGTACAACTCTGGTTCAACTCAATCAACACCAACTGGTTCCCATGATGATTTTTATGGCGGTGCATGGAATAATTCATTAACATCTTCATTATGTAGTCAATCATTTTCATATACTACGGCTGATACGAATATTGATGTTACTCAGATTGTAGAGAAGTGGATTGCTGGAACATATCCCAATCATGGAGTAGTAGTGAAATTTCCGGATTCTTATGAAACCGGTTCAAACATAGTTTCATATGGAACATTGAAATTTTTCTCAAAAGATACCAATACAGTTTACAAACCAAAACTTATTTTAAAGTACGATGATTCTGTGACAAGTAGTGCGGCACCTGTTGCTGGAACATTGAACGCGGATGATATTGCGGTGTATGTAAAGGGGTTGAAATCTCAGTATCCAGTGAGTTCTATTGATAAGATTCGTGTTCTAGCTCGCGACCGATATCCAGCAAAAACATTCAGTGTAACTCAATCTCAGTATGTTTCATTCAATTATCTTCCAACTGCATCGTACTACGGTGTGAAAGATGCTTATACTGGTGAGATGGTAGTGGATTACGATACGTTGTACAGCAAGTTGAGTTCCGATTCAAGTGGCAATTACTTCAACTTTAATTTCGGCACATTGTTTACTGGACGATTGTATAAGTTTGTACTTAGAGTTGACCGAGGTTCACTCACACAGTACTTTGATAGTGATTTGTATTTCAAAGTTATTAAGTAATTATAGAGGATTATAGTGGCACGCGACCAATACACACAAACAACAGGTTCAAATCAACAAATTAAAGAGTACGTTGATGGTGAATCTCCAGATTCTGGGGATGAAGTTCAAACTGATAATCCCGAAAATGGTATTACTTTAGTTGGTGATGAATATGATAGGAGCAAGTTTGCTCTATTGAACGACCTTGAGTTTACCGAGTTGTTATCTTCCATCGAAGGGGTTGGTATAAATGAATTTTTCATTATTTATGAAGAACTAAAAGACAAAATTCCTGGTGGAACACTTGATGTAATGATTTCTATTGACGGTTCTCCGGACGATGTACTTAACTTGCTTAGAGACGCAGTTGGTTATATACGAAAAGGTGACGCTGAACAAGCTACAAAAACTTTGGTTAAAATTAAAAATCAAACTCAAAAACTTTCTGATGTACTTTTAAATGCAACATCAAATTCACACGCATATCTTGTAGAAAAATCATCAAAATATGTAGCCGAACTTAACAAAAAATTCAAAGCAATTTTTGATTATCTTCTACTATTAATAGACCAGAACATATCGTTGACAGAAGAAGTTGCGGCGTTAAAAGAGGAAGTTGAAGACCTCAAGGATAAAAATGAAGAACTTACTAATAGACTTAGAAAATTACTTTCACCAGAACCTTCGGGTTTCCATGTTACACCTGAATTGTTAACAATAGAAACTATGGGCGGTTATATGATATTCCAACCGGGTAAAGAATATCAAATAGTGGTGTGCGGAAGTGAAGGTGTTACCAGTGCATTACCTGGTCGTGGATTTGAAACTGAATTTACGATAAGAAAACCTACAATAGAAGGTTCAACAATATGGTCTATTACACCGCATGAAACACTTAGAGGAAAAACTGCATATGTGACGTTTAGAGATACTGTAGGCGGAGACACGATAGTTGGTTTGGAGAACGTGGTATTTTCATTTGATGAACAACAAGCCGGGTTGTTTACTGCGCCGAGTGAAGTGACTGTACATTACTTAGCAACTCAATATAGGAATGACCCAGATGCATGGGCATGGTTCAACGAACGATACTCTGAATGGGTTGTATTTAAAACTAGAAATGGAATCGGGCCATTCTCTGTAGAAATTGAACCACCGGGTGAATATTTTTATAGGGTGGAGTATGATATATCTTCACTAGGCCCAGATGCGGCATTTAAAGTAATTGCATTGAACCCCGGTTGGGCGCCACAGACACTACGCATACGTTCTTCTGATGCACAAGAGGTGTTTGTGTCTGTTAGGGTAACGGGGGTAACTCCGTATTCAACTCCGCCGCCGCCTCCACCGCCTCCACCAGATATACTATCGGTAGACACTCCGACAGCTAACATAGAGTTCTTAAATAGTTCGATTAGACAGTATGATTGGGCATGGAAACGGTTTGATAGAAATAGAGAAACTACAATCTTGACTGTTAATAATGTCGTTCCTCAATTCTTTACTTCGCCCGGAGTTGTAACGTGCGCGTTAATTAGTGAGCAACTTAGTGGTAATAATATTTACGAAGTGGTTCAAGAAACATTTGAAGGGCAAACATACTTTAGACACCTTAAAGAGGCGCAAGAATTAACTCCGGGAACAATGCAGATTTATCTACGTGCTCTAGGCCCGGGCTCAGCACCGCAATCACTACGTCTAAAAGATACTCGCGGAGAAATTTTGGTGGGTGTCAGTGTTGCAGATGTTCGTACAGCATTACCACCGGAAATGTATCCGATAGTCACTTTAAATGATGTAGAACATCTTCGAGTGATGTTCT